ATGATGTATCATCACCAAATAACGTTATGAAATATCTTAACATGAAAAATGGTGATGATGTCTTATAACATTGACAATTAAACTAAACTATGATACAATTATATTATATTAAATTATGAAGGAGTGAAAATGAATCTAACTACTGACACATTATCCGTGTTAAAAAACTTTTCGGATATTAATCAAAACATTTTGGTTAAACCGGGAAACAAAATACAAACTATTTCTACTATGAAAAATATCTTGGCAGAAGCTGAGGTGAGTGAAAAGTTTGAAGACGAGTTTGCGATATACGACTTACCAGAGTTTTTAAGATCGGTTGAACTATTTGAAAAACCAGAACTTAAATTTAATGGTGGGACTAATGTAAACATATCTCAAAACACACAATCAATTAAATATTTCTTTGCTGATAAATCAGTTATTGTAACACCAAATAAGAGTATTACAATGCCAGATAAGCATGTTACCTTTACTTTAAAGAAAGATGACTTTGCTAGATTAATGAAAGGTACTACTACATTAAATCTACCAGATGTTGCTGTTATAGGTGATGGTAAAAGTATTAAACTTGTTGGAACAGATAAGAAAAACAAATCATCTAACGCATACTCTATTGATGTAGGCGAAACAGATAAGAAGTTTACTGCTTACTTTAGAACAGAAAACTTTAAACAGATTGTTGATGATTATGATGTTGCGATTTCAAAAGCTAAGATTTCTCACTTTGTAAATAGAAACAAATCTGTACAATATTGGATAGCATTAGAACCTGACTCTGAATTTTAGAGAGTTATCGACTTATAAATCTATTGCGGAAGCAAAAAGAAAACTTGGTAAAACTGAATATTATATAATGAAAGAGGTGATAAGTGGAAAAAACAAAAGACTTCCTTTGGACAGAAGCGTATAGACCAAAACGAATTGAAGATTGTATATTAACTGAAGACTTAAAGAATACATTTACTCAATTTCTAAAACAAAAAGAAATACCAAATCTACTTTTATCAGGAAGCGCTGGAACAGGTAAGACTACTGTCGCTAGAGCTTTATGTGAAGAACTAGGTGCTGATTATATCATCATTAATGGTTCCGATGAAGGTAGACAAATTGATACAGTTAGAAGTAAAATTAAAAACTTTGCCTCTACTGTTTCTCTTACTGAAGACGCTAATCATAAAGTTGTTATAATAGACGAGGCTGATTATATGAATGCTGATAGTGTTCAACCAGCGTTAAGAAACTTCATTGAAACCTTTTATAAGAATTGTAGATTTATATTTACTTGTAATTATAAGAATAAAATCATACCAGCCCTACATAGTCGTTGTACAGTAATTGACTTTAAGATCAACAATGGTCAAGTCAAAAAGACTGCTGTGGCGTTTATGAAGCGCATGGAAGGCGTTTTAAAGGGTGAAGATATAGAGTTTGATAAGAATGTCTTAGCAGAGTTGATTCAAAAGTATTATCCTGACTTTAGAAGAACAATAAACGAACTACAAAGATACTCTGTAAGGGGTAAAATTGATAGTGGTATATTGTTTAATTTATCAGAAGTTAATACAAAAGAACTTGTAGCGTCTTTAAAAGATAAGAGATTCAACGATATGAGAAAATGGGTTGTTCAAAATTTAGATAAAGAACCTTCTCATTTGTTTAGAACCATATACGAACTTCTTTATACAAGTTTAGATTCTAAATCTGTTCCTCAATCCATACTTATTTTGGCTGGATACCAATATAAATCTGCGTTTGTTGCTGATCAAGAAATAAATATGATTGCTTGTCTAACAGAAATAATGGCAAGTTGTAAATTTAAATAAGAGAATAGAATGGCGAAAAGAACTTTATATAGAAAAATTATAGTAAAATTAAGAATGTTTTGGGCTGACATCAGAGGACATCATGGCAAAGTTTGGAATTATGAACCAAGCGAGTATTACATGGGTAGTCACAAAGGTCACAATAGACACAATAGAAAAAAATAGAAAGTCAAGTTTATATTATGTATCAATTATCAGACTATCTTAATGCAATTAATTTCACTAAGGAAAAATTACTAGACACAGATGACCTTACATGGGAGAAGAAATACCCTCCTTTTGTAATAAACAAGTGTCTTTCCATGCACTACGACTGTATAGCTCAAGCGAATGAAATGAATGGCTATCACTTTTTAGAGAAGAATGTCCAGTTTAATTTTTACATAAATAGTATTAGAAAAAAGAAGCGATTTGGTGGCAAGTGGTTATCACAAGCCAAGTTGAAGAATTTAGAGTATGTAAAAGAGTATTATGGATATAGCAATGAGAAAGCCAAATCTGCTCTCAGCATACTAACTGATAAACAAATTGAACATATAAAAGGTACCTTATTAAAAGGTGGGAGAACAAAATGAATGAAGAAATTGTAAATTGGTCAGTGGACAGTATGTTAGAGGTCACTATCAAACAACCAGACGACTTCCTAAAAATTAGAGAAACATTGACACGAATTGGTGTCGCTAGTAGAAAAGATAAAACACTATATCAATCTTGTCATATCTTACACAAACAAGGTAAGTATTACATCACACACTTTAAAGAACTATTTGCTTTAGACGGTAAGAAAGCAACTTTATCTGAAAACGATATTCAAAGACGAAATACCATATCCATCTTATTACAAGATTGGAATTTAATTGATATAGTAAATGGAACACAAGCTGAAAATAAGGCACCATTATCTCAAATAAAAGTATTACCTTTTAAAGAAAAAAAAGAATGGATACTATCTGCTAAATATAATATTGGTAAAAAAGTTGAAGAAACTAAGGAAGAAACAAAACCAGAGAATGAATAAATGTTGGTTCCTAAATTTAGAGAATATATAACAGAAACAGATATAGGTCGTAAAGATAAATCTATCACAGTAGCTATTGTCACAGTAGCTGATTCACAAGACCCTAAAGAAAATACAACAGCTGATTTAATTACAAAAGCATGTAAGAAAAAAAAGATTGAATGTATTATTGTAAATACTAAAACTACAATCATCACTTCAAAAGATGAAGACAAAGGTACTTTGACTGTATCAAACTATGACGGCAAAGGTGCTGAACATACTTTTACAGGTAGAGATACAGTTTGTATAACTAGAGGTGGCGCACTTGAAGATGAAGCTGGGTTATCTTTAATATCATCTTTTCAAAACTCACAAGCGTTTATGGTAAACACAAGAGCAGCAATGTTGACTTGTGATAATAAATTAACAACAGCTTTACTATTTGAGAAATTTGGTTTACCAACTCCAAAAACAGCATTCATTACAAACGAAAATAATATCAAAAGTGGTGTAGATATGATTGGTGGTAAATTTCCATTAATTCTAAAAACACTTACAGGTACACAAGGTGTTGGTGTTATTAAGATTGATACATACGAAGCTTTGGTGGCGACTGTACAAGCCATGTGGAAACTAGAGGCCGAACTTCTAATACAAGAATATATGCCTAGTAGTTTTGATGTAAGAACTTTCGTAATAGATAATAAAATTTTTGCTAGTACAAAAAGAACTCACAGTAGTTATGACTTTAGATCAAACACACACAGAGGCGCAGAGGCGTCACCATATATATTAAGTGATGAAGAAAGAGAACTTGTATTAAAAGCAAGTAGAGTATCCAGAGCTTACATGGTAGGTGTAGATCATATTGTACACAATAAAAAACCTTATCTATTAGAGATTAATGGTAGTCCTGGATCAGGCGCTGATTATGAAGGTTATCAACACAGAGATTATTATTCTGACGCAGAACCAGCTGGTAGAATAGATGGTGAACAGATGATGGCCAATGTAGTAGATTATATTTCCGATAGAGCTCATTGGGATAGACAATCACTTATAGAAACTGGTTGGTTAGAAACAGTTGAGTTAGATGAAGTAGGTAAAGTAAGAGTTAAGTTTGACACAGGTAATGGTTCAGCAGCTTGTGCTTTACACGCAGATGAAATTTTAGAAGAT